TATCAGATCTGCAACAACACCAAGGGCGGGGATATCGTCCTGGATCTGTTTGGCGGCTCCGGTACAACCATTATGGCCTGCGAACAGAACGGCCGCATCGGCTATTCAATGGAGTTTGACCCTCGGTATGTCGATGTGATCATCGACCGGTGGGAGACATTCACAGGCGAGGAGGCTGTGCTGATCAGCGATTGAGAGGAGGTTCGGAAGTGGTGTGGCAAACGAAGAGAATTTGAAGCCTTTTACGAGCGACCAAAGCCGTGAAGAAGCCAAAATCAATGGAAGTAAAGGCGGCAAAGCCTCCGGTGAATCCCGGCGCCGAAAAAAGGCCATGCGTCAGGCTGCTGCAACACTGCTGAATATGGACATCTCCAAGGCCAATGGTGATGGTGTCAACAAAATCAAACAGCACATGAAAGCCTTTGGATATGACATCGAGGATGCCACTATGCAGGACGCAATGCTGGTCAGGGCCTTAATCAAAGGATTGTCTGGCGATATCCGGGCGCTTGAATTTTTACGCGACACCGCGGGGGCAAACCCTGCTCTCGATATACGAAAAGAAGAATTGAAGCTGAAAAAGGCGGAGCTGAAGCTAAAGCGCGAGGCTCTGCTGGATAGCTCCAAGCCGGAGCGAGACGATAATAACCTGCTCGATGCTATCAAGGCTGTGGAGGAGATTGAGACCAATGATTTACCAGAAGTTGAGTAAGCGGCAGCGGCTGGCCATGCTTTGGTGGACTCAACCGAAGTTCAAAGACCGGGACGCGCTGATCTGCGACGGCTCCGTCCGTTCCGGCAAATCGGTGTGTATGACGGTCGGCTTCATCCTCTGGAGCATGAGTACCTTCGACAAGCAAAAATTTGCCATCTGCGGCAAAACAATCGGCTCCCTGCGGCGCAATATCATTCTGAATCTGCGTGACTGGGTTCCGATGTCTTTTCAGATCATCGAGAAGCGGTCTGAAAACAAAATCATCATCAAATACAACGGAAAGAGCAATTCCTACTTCCTGTTCGGTGGCACTGATGAATCGTCCTATGCGCTGATTCAGGGCATCACTCTCGCCGGCATCCTTCTGGACGAGGTGGCGCTTATGCCCCGGTCCTTCGTGGAGCAGGCGATGGCACGTTGCTCTGTGGCCGGATCCACCTTTTGGTTCAACTGCAACCCGGCAGGCCCGGAGCATTGGTTTTACAAAGAGTGGATTGAGGGCGACAAGATCAAGGAGCGTAACGCGCTGCATATCCATTTCACGATGGACGATAACCCGTCTCTTGCCCAGAGAATCCGGGAGCGCTATGAGCGGGCATATTCCGGCGTGTTCTATGACCGTTATATCCGGGGCCTGTGGGTGGCGGCCGAGGGCCTTGTCTATCCCATGTTCCGAAAGGCCGACCATGTTGTCGAGGAACACGGGAAACAGGGCGACTATTATGTCTCCATCGACTACGGCACAATTAACCCTTGCGCTATGGGCCTCTGGCGTATCCACAACGGCGTGGCCACGATGGAGCGTGAGTATTACCACGACAGCCAAAAGACCAAGCAGCAGAAGACGGACGAGGAATACTACGCCGATCTGGTGAAGTTCATCGACAACACGATCATCAAGCGTATCATCATCGACCCGTCTGCGGCCAGCTTCAAGGAGTGCATCCGGAGGCATAAAAAATATCACGTCATGGATGCGGACAACTCCGTGATTGATGGAATCCGGTACACGGGCAGTTTGCTCGAACAGGATAAAATCAAAATCCATTCCAGCTGTGTGAACACTATCCGGGAGTTCGGAGCTTATCTGTGGGACGAGCAGCGGAAGGACAAAGACGTCGTTATCAAGGACAACGACCACAGCATGGACCAGATGCGGTATCTGTGCCAGACGCTGCGGAAGAAAGAATTTATAAAGCGAGATCAGTATATTTCGCCGTTTTCGGCGGCAGGATTGACGCGCTAAAGGACCTGTGCGGTTGATCGGGAAGGAGAAGAAATGAAAACCTATCAGGAATTGGTCGCAGCAGGTAACAACGAAGCGGCGCGTATGCTGTTCGTCCGGCAGGCCGTCGAGAAGCACAAAGGGTCCGCTGCGTACAAGGTTGCGGCTGATGCAGAGGCTTACTATGCCAAGAAGAATGTCACCATCGAGAAGTTCCAGAAGGTCCTGCACAACATTCAGGGGCAGGCAATGCCGGATCTGTTCAGCGCCAACTATAAGCTGAAAACCGGGTTCTTTCGCCGGTTTGTCCTGCAGCAGACCCAGTATGTGCTGAGTAACGGCGTCACTTTCGAGGATGAGAAAACCAAGGATACACTGGGCGCAACCTTTGACAATCAGCTGCAGAAGCTGGCGAAAAAGGCCATGGTGGACAGTGTTTCTTTCGGCTTCTGGAATCACGACCATTTGGAGGTATTCCCGTTTGCCGATACCCCGAAGGAGCCGGGTTTCGTGCCTATCTACGATGAGGAAACCGGTCTGCTCCGGGCGGGCGTTCGGTATTGGAGCAGCTCCGGCGGCGAAACGAAGCGCTGGACGCTGTATGAGGAGGACGGCCTGACCGAGTACATCCAGAGAAAGAACGAGGACATGAGAATCCTCACGGAGAAGCGCAAATACACTCTGACGAAGAATGTACGCGGTGACGGTGAGATTGAGTCTGTCGAGGGTGAGAATTACCCCGGATTCCCCATCATTCCCATGTATGCCAACGACCTGCGGGAGTCCGAGATCATCGGCATCCGGGAGGACATCGACTGCTACGACTTCGTTAAGAGCGGCCTCGCAAACGACATCGACGATACATCCGGCTTTTATTGGACGCTGAAAAACACCGGCGGCATGGATGATATGGACCTCCAGAAGTTCATTGAGCGCATGAAGGTTGTCCGTGCTGCGGTTCTGGACGATGATGTCCAGGCAGAGGCCCACACGCTGGATATCCCGACCGAGGCCCGGGCGAAGATGCTGGAGATTTTGAAAGAGGACCTGTACGAGGACTTCCAGATCATCAACGTCAAGGACCTGTCCTCCGGCTCCAAGACCGCCACGGAGATCCGGGCGGCCTATCAGCCTATGGACGATAAGTGCGGTGATTTTGAATACTGCATCCGGGAGTTTATCTCCCAGCTGCTGGCTCTGATCGGCATTGAGGATGAGCCTTCTTTCAAGTGGAACCGCATTGCCAATCAGACCGAGGAAACGCAGATGGTGCTGTTGGCTGCCGCCCATCTGGACGATGAAGCCGTGCTGAAGCATCTGCCGTGGCTGACGCCGGAGGAAGTGGACGAGATTTTGGAGCGCATGGACGCCGAGGCATCTGCCCGGCTGAACGCTCCTCCCGATCCGGATGATGATCCGGTGAAGGTTGGCTTCCGAACCGAGGAGGATTGAGTAAATGGCAGACCTGGGGCATGAACTGACCGATAAGGAACTTGCTGCCCTGGAACGCCGGATTGCCGAGGTATACCGGGCGGCAGAAAAGGATCTCCGGGAGAAAACCGGCGAATACTTCTCGAAATTCATTGACAGAGATAAGCGCCAGCAGGAACTTCTGGAGGCCGGGAAAATCACCGAGGAGCAGTACAGGCAGTGGCGTCTGGCACAGATCGGGAGGGGGAGTCGGTTTGAAGCGCTCCGGGACGATGTTGCCCAGCGCTGCACCGAAGCCAATCAGGTGGCTCTGTCCTATGTGAACGACACCACGCCGGGCATTTACAGCCTGAACCACAATTACGCTGCCTATACCATCGAGCAGGTGGCCGGAGATGTGGGCTTTACGCTCTATGATGAGCAGACTATGAAACGGCTGATTGCAGAGGATCCCACGTTGCTGCCGAAACGCCGTGTAGACGCTCCGAAGGACCTGAAATGGAACAAGAAGCGTTTTACAGCGGAGGTAACAGCTGGAATCCTTCAAGGTGAGAGCATCGGCAAGATCGCAAACCGCGTCCAGAATCTCTCTGACGCCAACCGCGCCGGTGCCCTCAGAAACGCCCGTACAGCCGTCACAGGAGCGCAGAACGCCGGGCGGCAGGAATCATACACCCGAGCAAAGAAAATGGGCCTGCCGCTGCGTAAACGCTGGGTAGCGACCAAAGACGGCCGCACCCGGCATGAACACGCACTGCTGGACGGCCAGACGGTGGCTCTGGATGCGCCTTTCAGGATTGATGGCCACAAGCTGATGTTCCCGGGCGACCCCACCGGCCTTGCCCGGCTGGTTTGGAACTGCCGGTGCACCATGCGGACGGTGGAGAAAGATGGCATCGAGGCCGAGCCGCGGAAGATGCGTGTTCGTGATCCTATTACCGGCCGGAATGTGCTGGTCAACGAAATGACTTTTGATGAATGGCAGAAGTGGGTGATCAGACGTGGAAATCAGATTCATTGACAACAGCGAATTTGTAAAAAAGGAGCTTGAAGAGGCCGTCCTCCGGGCGCTGGAGCGCTGCGGGATGCAGGCAGAAGGTTATGCAAAAGACCTCTGCCCGGTCGATAGTGGCGATCTGCGTAACAGCATCTCCCATCGGGTGGATGATTCTGAACAAGCCGCATATATCGGCACGAATAAGGAGTATGGAGCCTATGTCGAACTGGGAACCGGCATCCATTATCCCGGCGGTCGGCAGACGCCTTGGGTATACCAGGACACGGAGGGCCATTGGCACCACACCCGGGGCCAAGAGGCGCAGCCTTATCTGAAACCGGCTGTTGCCGATCATAAACAGACCTACCGAAATATCATCGTGGATGAACTCAGCCGGTAGGCAGACAACTAAATTTAGCGCATGGGCATTGATCCAGCGCGACCACTAAGAGTCAACCTGTAAGTTTTTCTTACTGGTTGGCTCTTTTTCGTTCCGGTAAAACCCGCAAAGAACTGCGGTTTTTATAAACATCTATCGCCCCGATGAACAGGGGACAAAGAAAGGAAGATAGTAAAAATGGCACTGACCCGCAAAATGCTCAAGGCTATGGGCATCGAGGAAGAGAAGATCGAGCAGATCATCGAGGCTCACTCTGAAACTGTGTCCGGCCTGAAAGCTGATATCGAGAAGTACAAGGGCGATGCTGAGAAGCTGCCCGGCGTCCAGAAGGAACTGGACACCCTGAAAGCTGCCGGGGATGGCGGCTGGAAGGAAAAGCACGACACCGTCAAGAAGGAACTTGACACCTTGAAAGCCGAGAACACCAAAAAGGAAACCCGCGCAGCCAAGGAAAAGGCATGGCGAGCACTCCTGAAGGAAACCGGCGTGAGCGAGAAGCGTATCGACGTGGTTGTCCGCGCCACCGATCTGGACGGTATCGAGCTTGCAGAGGACGGCAAGATCAAGGATGCCGACAAGCACACGGAGGCTATCAAGAAGGACTGGGGAGACTTCATCGTCACCAAGAAGAAGGAAGGCACCCAGACCCAGAATCCTCCTGCCAACGGTGGCGGAGACGGTCCTAAGACCCGCGAGGAGATCTACAAGAAGGACGATAAGGGTCGCTTCTTGCTGGATGCCTCTGCCCGCCAGAAGGCTCTCGCCGAACTCATGAACAACAACAATACGGATTGAGAAAGGAAGTAATCAACTATGGCAAAAGAGAATCTGACTGTTCAGACCCAGATCACCGTTGCTGCCCGCGAGCAGGACTTCGTCAGCGTGTTCGGCAGCAACTGGGATGCGCTGCGCGCCATCATGGGCGTCATGCGTCCCATCCGTAAGGCTCCCGGCACTAAGCTGGTGGCCAACAAGGCAAGCATCACCCTGCAGAGCGGTGCTGTTGGTGAGGGTGAGGAGATCCCCTACAGCATGGCCAAGGTGGAGCCTGTCGCATTCGGTGACATCACCGTTGAGAAGTATGCGAAGGCTGTGTCCATCGAAGCTGTGGCCAAGTATGGCGCAGAGGTGGCCGTGCAGAAGACCGACGAGGCCTTCCTGAACGAGCTGCAGAACGTTGTTCTGACCCGTTTCTACACCTTCCTGAAGACCGGCACCCTGACTGCCGAGGAGTCCACCTGGCAGCGTGCGCTGGCTATGGCCAAGGGCGCCGTTCTGGATAAGTTCCAGAAGATGCGTAAGAACGTGACCGAGGTCGTGGGCTTCGCCAACATCCTGGACTTCTACGACTACCTGGGCGATAAGGACATCACCATCCAGACCATGTTCGGCCTGAACTATGTCGAGAATTTCCTCGGCTATAAGACCCTGTTCCTGCTGTCCGAGCCTGATATCGCCCGCAATCAGGTGATCGCGCTCCCTGTGGAGAACATCGACCTGTACTACATCGACCCCAGCGACAGCGACTTCGCCAAGCTGGGCCTCAACTACACCGTGCAGGGTGAGACCAACCTGATCGGCTTCCACGTTGAGGGCAACTACAAGACCGCGGTCGGCGAGGCATTCGCTCTGATGGGCATGGCCCTGTGGGCGGAGTTCCTGGACGGCATCGCCGTCTACACCGTGGCCGAGGGCGTCTAAGGAGGTGTGCTGAATGTTCAAGGTTATCAGAGCATTTAAGGACAGAACCGACAACGACCGGTTCTATAAGACCGGCGATACCTTCCCCGCAGAGGGCGTGAAGGTTCCCAAGGCCCGCATCAAGAGCCTGCTGGATGGCTCCAACAAGAACGGCAAGGTTTATCTGGAGGAGATCAAGGACGGCGAGCCTGAAAAGGCCGGCACTCCTGACCCCGAGAACGGTGAACCCGAGCAGGCCGGTTCTGAGGAATAAGAAGGAGGCGGCGTAATGCTTGAACAGATTCTGCGGCATCTGCGCAACTGGTTTGTGGTATATGGCGGCGTCCATCATGGGACGTTTACGGTGGAGGAAGGCAGCATTACGCTGCCTTTCCTCCAGGTAGGCCAGTATTTCCGCATTGAAGGCTCTGTGTTCAATGATGGGCTCCACCAGTACCCGGGGGATAATCTGAAAGATGAAACCTTTGAGGGTGCTGTGTGGGCATTGGCTGTCCCCAAAGCTGTGGTTGATCTCAGCGCGGAAATCTCTGAATGGGAAGAAAAGCACGGCGCAGCATCGACCGGGCCTTATCAGTCCGAGTCCTTCGGCGGCTATTCCTACACGAAGGCCACCGACACCAAAACCGGCGGCCCTGTTACGTGGCAGCGTGCTTTCCGGGGCCGGCTGAATCAGTGGAGGAAGATATGAGCCTGATGGATGATTTCAAGGCGTCCTGTGTGATGCTCGAAAGGAACCATGCGGCAGACGGCGAGGGTGGCTTTACCCCTACGTGGGAGGAACGGAACTCGTTTCACGCTGCAATCACCCTTGACTCCTCGACTCAGGTCAGAAAGGCCGAAAAAGAGGATGTATCGAGCGTTTACACAGTGACCACCAGCAGAGAGATCGTGCTGAAATATCATGACGTGTTCCGGCGCATCGAGGATGGGAAGGTTTTCCGGGTCACCTCCAAGGGTGACGATAAGAAAACCCCCAGAAGTGCAGCGTTGGATATGCGGCAAGTAACCGCAGAGGAATGGAGGCTGACATGACCAAAGGTGAAGCATTGCAGAAGTTCTTCTCCGGGTTTGGCGTGGCTGCTTATGCGTCCTCTGCCGTTCCCAGAGATGTCGTTTTCCCATATCTGACCTATGATCTCATTACGGATGCGTGGGAAAGCGGCGAGGTTGGCCTGACGGTCAATCTGTGGTTTTACACCGAGAGCGAAGCCGTACCCAATGCCAAGGCGCAGGAACTCTCTGAGGCCATTGGCCCGGGCGGCATTACCTTCCCCTGTGATGGTGGTTTTATCTGGCTGAAACGTGGCTCTCCGTGGTGCCAGAGCCTCCGGGATGAGACCGACTCCACCATCAAACGGCGGTATATCAACGTTTCCGTTGAATACCTGACCAAAAACTGAGCGAAAGGATAATCGTTATGGGAAAGTTTACTCAGATTCCTCAGAGTACCTTTGAGGAAATGCAGCTGGACGCAGGTATGCTGCTGAAAACCTTCGACCCTGCAACCGGCGCGGCGCCTAAAGACGAGGACATTATCTGCGCTACGACCGGCGGCATCACGGTCTCCTGTGTTCCCACCTATTCCGACATGGGCGCGGATGTGGACAACTGTCCGGCCAACATGATGGAACTGATGCAGCTGGACTCTTGGGCCTGCAAGATG